AGACCCGTGGGAAGATGGTGTAGCCATGATGGCCAGCCGTGGCATGGGCGCAATCGCCCCCAGCAAGATGCCCAAGGGGGTCCGTAAATCTCGGAGAGACGACACGGATTTCACGGAATATGCCGAGGGTGGCAAAGTCAACGCGGCTGGGAATTACACCAAGCCCGGTATGCGCAAGTCGCTGTTTGAGTCCATCAAGTCTCAGGCAGTGCAGGGCACCGGAGCAGGGCAGTGGAGCGCGAGAAAAGCGCAGCTTTTGGCTAAGAAGTACAAGGCCAAGGGCGGCGGGTATAAGGACTGAACGTGAAGGCCCCGCAGCAATCGCTCAAGGATTGGACCGCTCAAAAGTGGAGGACTAAAAGTGGCAAACGCTCTTCTGACACGGGTGAACGGTATCTTCCGGAGGCTGCTATTAAAAGCCTCACTCCGTCTGAATACGCTGCGACAACCCGGGCCAAAAGAGCAGGTAAAGCCGCCGGAAAACAATTTGTGAAGCAGCCCAAAAGCATAGCTAAGAAAACAGCAGGGTTCCGATAATGGCAGTCACATCCGGCGCAAGCAGTTTTAACCTCGACCTCTCTGAGATCGTTGAGGAGGCTTTCGAACGCTGTGGCTCGGAACTTCGCACGGGCTATGACCTGAAGACTGCCCGCCGGTCCCTGAACCTGATGTTCGCTGACTGGGCCAACCGGGGGGTCAACATGTGGACGTTCGAGCAAGGTACTATCCCCCTTGTTCAGGGGCAGAACACCTATGCTCTTCCCGATGACACGGTTGACCTCCTTGAGCACGTTATCCGCACGGGCGCAGGTGCAGCCTCGACGCAGGCAGACCTGACCATTACCCGGATCAGTGTCTCCACCTACGCTACGATCCCTAACAAGCTGCAACAGGCCCGTCCTATCCAGATTTGGGTGCAGCGTTACAACGGACAGAACTCCACCACAGGGCTAACTATCTCTGGTGGTACTCTCTCGGCCAGCAACACGACCGTTACTCTTAGCTCCACCGTGGGTCTTCCTGCCACGGGTTTTATCAAGGTTGATAACGAGATCATCAACTACGGGGCCATCAGCGGGAATACCCTGACTAGCTGCTCGCGGGGGCAGGACAACACCACTGCCGCCAGCCACACCAATGGCACGGCTGTGTACTGGGCGCAGGTTCCTGCCGTCACTGTCTGGCCTACCCCGGATGGCTCCCAGAGCTATCAGTTGATCTACTGGCGGCTGCGGCGTACCCAAGACGCAGGAGACGGTGTAAACGTCATGGACGTGCCGTTCCGGTTCATCCCTTGCATGGTTGCCGGGCTGGCCTACTACCTGTCCATGAAGGTCACTGGCGCCGGGGATCGGATGCAGATGCTCAAGGCGCAGTACGACGAGGCATGGACCCTTGCCTCTGATGAGGACCGGGAGAAGGCTGCCATCCGCTTTGTTCCCCGCCGGGCATATATCGGGGGCAGCACCTAAATGGCAAACAGGTTTGCCTCTGGCAAGAATGCGATTGCTATGTGTGATCGCTGCGGCCAGAGATTTAAACTGACGCAGTTAAAGACAGAGGTCATCAAGACCAAGCTGTACCAACTGCTTGTCTGCCATGAATGCTGGGACCCAGACCATCCGCAGCTTCAGTTGGGTATGTATCCTGTGGATGACCCACAGGCGCTCAGGAACCCCCGCCCGGACAGTACATATCAGATTGCCGGTACAGGCCCTGATGGTTACACTACGGGGGGTAGCCGGGTTATCCAGTGGGGATGGAATCCCGTAGGTGGATCATCGTTTTTTGATGCAGCACTGACACCTAACAATCTAGTGTTGTCTGTGCAAATTGGCGCAGTCACGGTTGCAACGACATAAGGAGTCGATCATGGACGGAAAGACCGCCGTGCGAAAGCACGAAAAGAACATGCACCCCGGCAAAGCGCCGACGAAGATGAAGGCGGGTGGCAAGACCAACGCCGACATGCTCAAGTACGGGCGCAACATGGCCAAGGTCATGAACCAGCGCAGCACCGGTCGCAAGGGAGGCTGATATGGCAACGTACAAAGTACCCAAGAAGATGGCGGCTCCTGTTGTGGGCCAGATGCCGGTCAAAGAGGCGCTCAAGAAGAACGTCTCTGTGGCTAACGAGCGTTCGAACGAGTACCCCGGCGTGAAGACCTCGGGTATCAAGATTCGTGGCACTGGCGCAGCTACCAAAGGTTTGATGGCTCGCGGGCCTATGGCTTGAGGTTTAAATGAACTACGAAGGTGCAGGCTACGTGTACGCCATACGAAACACCGTAAACGGTGGGATGTATGTCGGAAGCACGACTGCGTATAAGCAGCGGTGGGGAGTGCATCGAAGCGCACTCCGTCGCGGAGTGCACCATTCGTTTATTCTGCAAAAAGCGTGGGATAAGTACGGGGAGTCCGATTTTGAGTTCAAGGTGCTGGTTGTGTGTCCAGCGGAAAATCGGATTGCGTATGAAAACATGCTGATGCCGTTGCAACGGTATAACGTGCTCCGTACTGCAAAAGAACAGCTTGTGCGTGGCGGCTGGACTCATAGCGAAGAGTTCAAGGCCCGCATGTCTTTGCTTCGCAAAGGACAACCTCTGTCTGACGCGCACAGGGCGGCTTTGGCGGAGGCCGCGCGGCGTAGGGTGTACGGGGCGGAATTCAGTGAGAAAGCACGGGCGAGGCAACTTGGCGTTAGCCCCTCCAAGACCACGCGGGGCAAGCTGTCTGAGGCAGTGCGCGTGGCGCGTGGTGCCGAACGAGAAACTAACTTGCAGGCCACCCGGCAGATGTACGAAATGGCAAAATCAGGAACTGCAATGTCTGAGATTTTTGCCAACGCACCCATTTCTCGCGGTACTTTTTATAAGTACTGTAAAGAGCTTGACTTACCGGCGTTGCATCGCAGAAAGGCGCAGGCATGACGTACGCCGAATTGGTAGCAGCAATCCAAAACTACACAGAAAATCAGTTTGCAACCACTGATATAAACGTATTTATTACACAAGCCGAGCAGCGCATCTATAACACGGTGCAGTTCCCGGTACTCCGTAGGAACGTCACTGGCTCCACATCTTCTGGAAACAAGTACTTGTCCTGCCCCGGGGACTTTCTGGCGGTCTATTCGATGGCTGCCATTGATGCCTCGGGCAACTATGAGTACCTGCTGAACAAGGATGTAAGCTTCATCCGGCAGGCGTACCCAAACCCCACGACAAGCGTTGGCATCCCCAAGTACTATGCGCTGTTTGGCCCCACTACCACCAGCGGCGCAAGCCCTGTGTTAACGGACGAGTTGAGCTTCATCCTTGGCCCCACGCCCGATGCCGTTTACACCATCGAACTTCACTACTTCTTCTATCCTGAGTCGATTACGGTTGCTGCGGACGGGCGGACTTGGCTGGGCGATAACTTCGACACCGTGCTGCTGTATGGTGCCTTGATTGAAGCGTATACCTACCTCAAGGGTGAGGCTGACCTTCTGGCTCTGTACTCCCAGCGGTACGGCGAGGCACTGTCGCAGGCCAAGCGTCTGGGTGATGGTCTGGAGCGCAGCGATGCATACCGCAGTGGTCAGGCTCGCATGGCTCCTCTACCTCAGAATAACGGAGTTGCCTGATGGCCTTCACGGGTAACTTTGCCTGCAACTCGTTCAAGACGGGGCTGATGAAGGGCACCTTCGACTTCGATGTCGATACCTATTACATCGCCCTGTACACCAACGCAGCCTCGTTCGATTACTCGACCACGGCCTACACCACGACGGGTGAGGTGGTTGCGTCTGGATACACCGCAGGTGGTGAGCCTCTGACGGTGACTGTGACCCCTACAACCGGGACCACCGGGACGGTGGCCTACATCTCGTTCAGTAATGTCTCGTGGACCGCAGCATTGACTGCTCGCGGTGCGCTCATCTACAAGCCCGGGGCAGACGGGGCTATGTGCGTGCTAGACTTTGGAAGCGACAAGACTTCCACGACGACATTCACGGTGCAGTTCCCCGCAGCCACCAACACTTCTGCAATCATCCGAATCGCGTAAGGAGCGACCATGTCTCACGAAATTGCTAAAGCCTCTGATGCTGTTGCTGGCGGTCTGGTCGCTGGTACCCGTCACACTGAAACTGCCAAGGCCACGGGCCGGTTCCGTATGGAATGCTACGACAAGGACGGCCTGCTCAAGTGGTCCGCCGAGGAGAGCAACCTTGTTGTGAACGTCGGTCTTCAGTACATGGCAGGCACCGCCCTGACCAGCACTACCCAGATTACCACTTGGTACATCGGTCTTTACGGCGCTGGCGCTTCTAACACCCCGGCGGCTGGCGACACCATGTCCTCCCACGCTGGCTGGACTGAAGTCACCCCGTACGCTGGTGCGCGTCCCACGGCTACTTTTGCTGCGGCTACCAACGCCAACCCCTCGGTGGTGACCAACAGCGCCTCCCCGGCCTCGTTCTCCATCAACGCCACGCAGACTGTGGGCGGAGCCTTCTTGGTGAGCAACAGCACCGCTGGTGGCTCGACGGGTACTCTGTTCTCTGCCGCTGACTTCCAGTCCCCCGGCGACCGCTCGGTTGTGTCTGGCGACACGCTGAACGTCACTTACACCTTCTCGCTGGCTGGTTAATGAGGGCGGGGCATGGTCAAGATCGACTTCGAGTTTGACTCCCAGTACGGCGTCTTTCGGGACGCCCTTCACTTACCCGAGGATCACGGGCTGAGTGACGCTGAGATTCAGGCGCTGAAACAGCAGCGCTTCGACAACTGGCTCGCCATCGTAACCGCCCCCTCCGAAGAACTGCCGCCTGTAGAATCGCCCCCTGAACCGGGGGTGTAAATGGCTGATCGTTACTGGGTAGGTGGCACGGGGACGTGGAACACCACCAGCACAACAAACTGGTCCGCATCTTCTGGCGGAGCTAGTGGCGCATCTGTCCCCACCTCAGCGGACAGCATCTTCTTTGATCAGGCAGGCACCTACACCGTCACGCTGTTTGGGGGGCTTGCTTGCTTAAACTTTACGGTCTCCGCAGGCGTAGTCACATTTGCTGGAGGCGGCGGCGCCAGCATGACTATCAGTGGGGGGCTAAGTTGGGCCGTGGGAACAGTTAGTGCGTTTGGAGGTATTTCTGGGGCACTAAACTTTAATAGCGGCGGAACCGTAACTCTCTCTACTAACGGTGTTGGTATTGGTGGAAATCCAACACAAATAACTGGCGGCACAAAAAACTTAGGAAGCGCATTTCCAACAGGGAATATAACCTTTCAGTCCTCGGCCGTGCTAAACACCAACGGCTACACGCTAACTACTAGCGGATTGTTTGTTTCGGGTACTGCAACACTTAACTTGGGCTCTTCAACGCTAAACTTCACAGGCGGTAACGGAGCCGTTTTAATAAACCAAAACATTACACTTAATGCTGGCACCTCTCAAATAAATGTTATTAACGCAGGCGCAGGTCTTATTTCAATCTCGGTAGCAAATAATTATGTATTTTATAATGTCGCATTCACCTCGACAGCATCTAATAGTAGTGCAAACACAATAACAAACAGTAACACTTTTAATAATATTTCTGTTACCGCGCCGTCAACCGCTGGAACAACAACACTTAACTTTGGCGGACCACAAGTTATAAATGGAACGCTATCCACGGTGGGAACCGCCGGAAATAGGCGCGTATTTTTTGGTAGTACCAGCTATGGAATTTCACAGACGCTAACCATTAACAGTGCTCCAAGCTTGACGGATGCCGACTTTCGGAATATTTATGTGCTTGGAACTTCCGCGCCCATCGGCGGTACGCGGATCGGTAACCGTGGTGAGTGCAGGAACATCACGTTCGATGCGCCAAAGACGGTGTACTGGAATGCGGCGACTGGAGGCGCTTTTCCTGATAATGCTTGGGCACTCTCCGCCGGAGGCGCGGTAAGCACAGACAACTTCCCGCTGCCACAAGATACTGCAACATTTGTAAACACTGGGTTAAATGCATCTGCCACTGTCTCACTAAACAATAACGTACCTTTTCTTCCGGGCGTTAATTTTTCTGGCCGCACAACGGCCATGACATTTTCTTTTAATAACGTATCAAGAGCTTGTTACGGAAATTGGACATCTGGCTCTGGAGTTACATATTCAGGAGGGGGCACCCTCACTTTTCAAGGCGGCGGCACGCAGACCCTTACCAGCGCAGGGAAGACATTTACCTGCTCCATCACGGTTGACACCTACGGCGGCACGGTACAGCTTGCTGATGCATTGAACATTGGCTCTAACAACCTTACCGTAACAAACGGCACGTTTACTACAGCGGGCTTTGCAGTAACTGCGGGTGTTTTTTCCTCTGCTAACTCAAACATTCGAACAATAAATCTTGGGGCCAGTACATTAACACTTTCCTCAAGTGGCGGCATATTAAATTTTGCTACATCAACAAACTTAACATTTAATGCTGGAACGTCTCAAATAAATCTTACAAATACGGTTGCAACCATACTGGGTGGATCAGGAGTTACTTTTTATAATGTGTCCTGCACAACTACTACAGCAACCACACATGTTGTAAGTTCTGGCATAAACACATTTAATAATTTATCGGTTACGGCCCCGTCTACTGGAATTACATCACTTAGTTTCGTTGCTAACCAAACCATCAACGGCACGCTGACCTGCGCAGGCGCAACTGCGGTGCGGCGCATTTTTCTTACCTCTAGCACCATCGGCACCCGGCGCACGCTGACGGTTAACAGCATTTCAGCCACTGACTGCGACTTCCGAGACATTAACCTTGCCGGGGCTGCGGCGGGCTCTTCTCCCACACGCGCAGGAGATTGCGGCGGCAATACCGGCATCACATTCCCCGCAGCAAAGACGGTGTATTGGAACCTTGCGGGCACGCAGAACTGGAGCGCTACGGGATGGTGCCCCTCTTCTGGCGGCACGCCCGACATCAACCAATTCCCCCTAGCACAAGACACGGCGGTATTTGATAACACTGGGGCTGCCGGGACTGTCACCATCAACGCGGGTTGGAATATCGGCACCTTTGACGCCTCTCTGCGCACCAGCGCAATGACATTAGGTTTTTCTGCGCCAATCACGGTGGCTGTTTATGGAGATTGGAAGTTTGGTACTGGGGTCACTGCCAATAGCACTGCCAGCGTCATCTCATTTTGTAAAGATGGAACACAGACTATTACTAGCAATGGAGTTCAGTTTAATTGCATCTTAGCTGTCTCCCGCCCATCCGCATATGCTCAGCTTGCTGACGCATTATCGTTAAATTCAACAAGTTTTTTACGCTTTGGAACAGGTACCTTTGATGCAGTCACATACAACGTAACTGCTGGAGGTGTTGATAATACGACCACACCTGCAACCCCCACTATAAAAATGGGCTCAGGTACTTGGACGTTGACGGGCACAGGGGCGGTTTGGAATTTTGCAAATGCACCGTCGGCCTTAATTGCTGGAACAGCAACCATCGTGTTGTCCAACACCACCGCCACTGCTAGAACTTTTAATGGCGGCGGACTGTACTACAACAAGTTGACGATTGGCGGCACAACGGGTACGGCCACGTTGACCATTTCGGGGGCAAACACTTTTGGAGAGATTGCTTCCACCAAGACAGTAGCGCATACCATCACACTGCCGTCTAGCACAACAACAACGGTTGGGAAATGGTCCGTCACGGGCACTGTAGGCAACGTAGTTACACTGGCCCCTTCCACCGCTGTTACCGCGTACACACTTTCCATAGCTGGCCCTGCTAACACCGGCATCGACTACCTGTCGATCAGCTACTGCACTGTTGCCACCACCAGCCCCGGAGAGTTCTATGTCGGCGTAAACAGCACCAACACCGCTGGCAACACGCGGGTCATCTTCACTGCTACCCCTGCGGCTCGGACGCTCTACTGGGTGGGCGGTACAGGCAACTGGTCTGACACGGCGCGATGGTCAACATCCTCTGGCGGCGGTTCGGGAGCAGCCATCCCCACATCCCTAGATGCGGTCAACTTTGACTCCGCATCTAACGCCACGGCTTATACCGCTACCATCGACGCGGGCGTGACTCTGGCTCGGTGTGCATCGTTCACCATGGCTGGCCCCGCCGCAGGTAACGTGACCTTTGCCGGGACTGTGGGTATTGCTTTCCACGGCAACGTGAGCTTTGCTGCAACAGGTATCACCCGGACGTACACGGGCGCGATGAACTGGGCAGGGAACAGCAGCTATACGTTCACGACAAACGGGTTGACGCTGAACTCTAATTGCACGGTTATTGGTATTGGTGCAACGTGGACGCTTGGAAGTGCCTTAACTACTAGCGCTACTTCTATCACGGTAGCCTATGGCACTTTCACAACAAATAACTTTGCGCTTACTGTTACTCAGTTTCTTGCTAACATAACGGGCATTAGAACCGTTAATTTAGGATCATCAACTGTAACAATTTTTTCTGCAACAATACCCCCGACTAACACCGCAGTCTTGACGCCAGCAGCTAATTTGACTTTTAATGCTGGCACTTCACAGATAACCTTATCTAACAATAGTTCAGGAATTAATTCTGCTGGCATTACGTTTTATAACGTCAGTTTTACAAATACTGCCTCATCAAATATTATTATAACAGGCGCCAACACGTTTAATAATCTTAATATCACAGGTCGTACCACTGTCGGCATAAGTCCTATTTCATTCAACGCCAATCAGACCATCAACGGAACCTTAACTGTTAGCGCTGGCACAGCTTCCGCCTTCCGCAATTTCATCGTATCTGACACGTTTGGCACCACGCGCACCCTGACCTGCGCGGCAGTGTCCTTGACTGACGTTGATTTCCAAGACATCACTATCGCTGGTGCAGCAGCCCCTGCCAGCGGCACACGGCTTGGCGATGCCAAGGGCAACTCAGGCATCACTTTCCCGGCGGCCAAGACGGTCTACTGGGCGGTGAACACCGCCAACTGGGGCGCGACAGGTGCAGGTTCTTGGGCCGCAACATCAGGCGGCTCGGCAGCAGCCGATCAGTTTCCCCTCCCTCAAGACACCGCCTACATCCCGTTTGCCACGCCCACCAGCGGCAGCACCATCACGGTCAACGCCAACTACAACATTGGCACGATAGAGATGAGCAACCGTAACGGCAGTGCGCTGGTTACGTTGGCAACGGGCTCGACAACACCGACGATCTATGGCAACTGGATCAACGGGACGGGAACGACGCTGAGCGGCACCAGCAATATGACTTTTGCTGGCCGAGGTTCTCAAACTATTACCAGCGCGGGTAGATCATTTAGTCAGAATTTGCAGTTTAATACACCGGGCGGTTCTATCACGCTGCAAGATGCTTTTACTACGACAAACAACACAACCAACGCAAATACATTAACCGCTGGAACTTTTGATGCAAATGGATACAACGTAACTACCGCAGCAACCATTAACGGAAACTGCGGATTTGGAACCAGCGGCTCCTTGAGCAAAGTTATTGCGATTGGCGCAGGCACATGGACTATTGGTTGTGGGAATAACGCATGGAATAACGCGGGGACAAACGTCACTGTTACTGGAACCGGAACTATTAGCCTGACGGGCACCACAACCAAATCATTTGTAGGTGGTGGCATTTCCTATTCCGGCATCACTCTTAATAACGGTGGCGCATTGACGTTGACCATCACCGGCAACAACACCTTTAAGACAATCACCAACACATACAGCGCCACGGGCGCTACGTCCATTTCGCTTGGAGGCACCACCACAACGCTAACCGATCCTTGGACTGCCACGGGCGCAGCAGGGCGCGTTCTGACCATTACTGGCTCTCCGGCCAACCTTGTTTACACCGGCGCAGGAGTAGCCGCCAACTCAGTTGACTACCTCTCCATCAGCAACGTCCGCGCCTACCCACTTGTTGATGAATGGTACGCAGGGGCCAACTCCACCAACGGCGGCTCTCTAGGCTGGTACTTCGTTGCCGCAGGCGGCACGGTCTACGCTGCGACCATTACTGAGACGGGTACTGGCTCCGACTCTATCCTTGCCCGGGCGATCTTCAACAGCATCATCTCCGAGACCGGCACCGGCACGGACTCCATCAGCGCAAGCCTTGGAGGGATCACCTACCTCGGCACTATTGAAGAGCTTGCCACCGGCTCTGACGCTGTTCTGGCTCGGGCTATCTTCCGGGCATCGCTTGCTGAGTCTGGCACAGGCACTGACACCATCTCCGCACGGTCTGCGTTTGGCACTGCGATCCTTGAGTCCGCAACCATTGCCGACACTAATCTTGCCCGGCTGATCGCCCGCGCCACACTGTCTGAGACCGCCACTGGGTCCGACACTGAGTCCGCCAGCCTGACCGCACGCTCCACTCTTTCCGAATCTGCCACCATCACTGACGCGAATGTTGGACGCATCAGCTTCCCTACGGTCATCAGTGAAACAGCCTCCGGCTCCGATACCGACGCAGCCAGCCTGACTGTTAATCCTGCGATCTCTGAGACTGCCACGGGTACGGATGCTGTTTCTGCCCGGGCAATCTTCCTTGCTGCGGTTGCTGAGTCCAGCACGATCACAGACCTGATCTCCGCAATCAAGGGGTATTTTGTTGCCATCCTTGAGAGCGCTACTGGCACGGACACCTTCTCTGCCAAGTACACCACCCTGCCCAGCGTTTCCGAGACTGCCGCCATCACCGACGCCAACGTCGGGTTCATCAGTTTCCCCACGACGATTTCCGAGACCGCAACCGGGACGGACACTGACTCCGCCCAGTACATCACCCGGCCCAGCATTGCTGAGTCCGCTACCGGCACTGAAACTGTCTCTACCCTCTACAGCACCAACCCCAGCGTTGCCGAGTCTGCTACCGGTACTGAGACCGTCAGCCCGCGCTATATCGCCAATCCCAGCATCGTGGAGTCTGCGTCCATCACTGACGCAGTGGCTGCCCGGTACATCGCCCTGCCCAGCATCTTTGAGTCTGCCTCCGGGTCGGACATCATCGTTGGTGGCCTGCGCTTCATAGGCGTTATTGCAGAGTCCGCCACGGGTACTGAGACTGTTGCCGCCCGGTACATCACCAACCCATTCATCGCAGAGACGGCCACCGGCTCTGATACAGACGCAGCCAGACTGTCTGCCGCAGGGATCATCTCCGAGACCGCAACCGGCACCGAGGCCATCACCGCTCGGGCCACATTTAAATCAGACATCTCCGAGTACTCATCAGTCGTTGAGATTGTCCGAGCGTTCTTCACCGCTGCCGCGCAGGTCAGCGAGCTTGCCACGGGTACGGACCAAGTCAGTGCCTTGCGTGCGCTGGCTGCGGCGGTTGCTGAGACGGCCACGATCACGGATAGCCTGTTCGCCCGGGCGGTGTTTATTGGCAGGCTCCAAGAAGCTGCTACAGCCCAAGACGCTGTAAACGCTCCGGGCTCGACCTACAACATCCTGATGCAGGAGCTTGCGGAAGCGCGGGACAGGGCTATCGCTCAGGCTATCTTCCCCGTCTCTCTTACCGAGACCGCCACCGGCACCGAGACCAACAGCGCAGCCTTTATCCCCCGGGCCACGATCACCGAGTCGGCCACCATCACGGACGCAGTTAGCGCCCTCCAAGCGTTTGCCGCCCGGATTCTTGAGACCTCCGCAGCCTCTGACTCAGTGCTGGTTGCCCCGTCCATCTTCAACGCCATCGCGGTTGCCTCTGCCACAGCCCTAGACAATTTAAACGCCCCGGGCAGCATCTACAACGTCACCGTCCCTGAGAGCGCCACCCTGTCTGACAGCGTGATCGGGGCGTATCTGTGGAACCTGATTGACGATTCCCAGCCAGAAAGCTGGCAGAACGTGCTGGACGCACAGTCTGTTACTTGGAGCGCCATAAATGCCAGCCAGACTGCGGGCTGGGGAGAAGTTGATAGTGCGCAGGCTACCTCATGGGGTAACGCAGACTCTGCTCAGGCCCCGGGCTGGCAGGACGTGCAGACCTCCCAAACTGGAACTTGGAACTCCGTAGATGACTCCCAGAGCGTTAACTGGCAAAATGTGGTAGATACGCAGTCGGTTAGCTGGAACGACATAAACGCCAGCCAGAATGCCGGATGGGGGAACACGGGCAACGCTCAGTCTGGGACATGGAACAACATTGACGACGACCAAGACCCGGACTGGGTAGACATCCCGACATTGAATTAGTTACAAGGAGCAACGAATGGCTTACTCAGACAATCTCCGCATTGACCTAATTGCCACGGGAACGCAAGCCGGTGTGTGGGGTGCCACGACCAACACTAACCTTGGCACCGTCATTGAGGATGCGATTGCGGGGTATGTGGCGGTCAGTATCACCAGTGCCAATCAGGCTTTCACCATTGTGGACGGTGCGGCTGACCAAGCACGCAACGCCATGATCCGCCTGACGACGACTACGACTGCAAACTTTGCGGCTTATGCGCCTCCGGTCTCCAAGCAGTACATCATACAAAACGGCAGCGCTTACACGGCCACGATCTACAACTCCACCGTTGCAGGCAACACGACTGCGGCTGGCACTGGAGTTGCCATCCCTGCTGGTAAGACCGCAACGGTCTGGTCGAACGGCACCGATTTTTCTAGCGCCCTTACCCACGCTCCCGGTGCTTTCAGTGTTGGTACAGATTTGTCTGTTTCTGGCTCCGAGGATATTAGTGCTTCACTGACGATTGGCGGATCGCAGGTTGTTCGCGGAAACACCAGCGTGGGTGGCACCCTCACCACAAACAGTTCCGCATACCTGAACGGCGCGGTGGTCCAGACGGTAGATCAGACGACCGCCATCAGCACGGCCAATGAAACCATCACCTTGGCCTCTGCCGCGTTTAGCAACGACTTGGCTGTGGTGCTGACTTCTTCTGGGACTATGCCCACCGGCCTGTCTACCAACACGCTCTACTATGTGGTGGAAACCAGCGCAACGTCCTACTTCTCTGGCGCAGGCAGCATCAGCGGCACCACACTTACTGTGTCGGCTGTGTATGGCGGGTCTATCGGCGTGGGCACTGTGATTACTGGGTCTGGCGTCGCCACAGCCACGGTAACTTCTTTGATCAGTGGAACCGGCGGGGCTGGCACCTACGGGATCAGCGTCTCACAAACTGCCGCATCAACCACGATCAGCGGCACCTACTCCGGCACCCAGACCGTCAAACTCTCCACAACAGTTGGTGGGGCTGCCGTTAATATCACTGCGGTTGGCTCGGGCAACTTGACCCTGACTCCGGTGTCTATCGGCATCACTGCTCCTGCGGGCAACTCCACTAAGGCTCTTGCAACTTGCGAGTTTGTCAGCAGCGCGTCCGCAGGAGGTACAGTTACATCTATTACCGCAGGTGCTGGCCTGACCGGCGGCACCATTACTACCAGCGGGACTATTGCGCTGGACTACTACACGGGTAGTTCTACTTCTAATAGCAGTTTCCCGATTGGTTCTTATGTATTTGTTAATGATACATCGTCTGGCCCTAACAGAAATCAATCAGCGTCTGTTTATTTTAATTCTTCTCCGGCTTATGATTTTAATTTTTTCTCTGGTGGTGGTTCAACAGCTCTAGCTGGGACATGGCGATCCCGAGGGTTAGCTAGTATTTCCCAAGGTTATCCTTGCTCTTATGGTTTAAATTTAATCCTAATGCAACGCACCGCCTAAAGGAGAAAATCATGCATACCATCGGCACCATTACTTTTGGCGCGATCCGCAACGTCCGCAAGTCGGGCGACGAAGAGGGCGTTTATTTCGCAGATGTAGAAATCTCCCCTGAAGAAGGATTCCCGTTTGAAGTTTGCCTGTACTGCGCTCGCTCCGACGACTACGCCAAGACCGGCAAGTGGGTCTATCAGCAGATCGTTGACGGCAACATCGAAGGCCAGATCACCCAGCTTGCTCCGGGCGTTGACCCCGTGACTGGGCAGCCTCAACCGCAGCAACCAACCACTCAAGGGGCGCAGACGCTGTGATCCCGGTCGCTCCCCGCTTTACCGTCACGCAGAACGGGACGACGCTTACCGTCTACCATGCCGACGCTGGGCAGGGGCTACCGCGCCACGAGCATCTGTACTCTCATCTAACCATCTGCACCGCCGGGCGTTGCGTTGTCCGCAAGGAAGGCCGTCAGTTGGAGATGACCAAGGACACCCAGCCCGTGAACCTTGTGGGCAGCGAATGGCATGAGATTGAAGCGCTTGAAAACGGCACGGTTTTCGTGAATGTCTTTGCCTCTGTCTAATTATGATCGACCCAATCACCGCATTTGCCACTGCGCAAGCTGCGGTGGCGGGCATCCAGAAAGCGCTCAAGCTGGGAAAGGACATTACCGGCTGCATCAAGGAGTTCTCGGCGCTTTTTGAATCAGCCGACGTTATCAACAAGGCAGCGAACGATGCCAATGCAGGAAAGTCAGACGCGGCGCAGGCAATGGAGATCGTCATGCAGCAAAACAAGCTGCGTGAGGACATGGAGCATTTAAAGCACCAGTTGGTGTACGGCGGCTACCCAGAGTTGTGGACCCTCTTCCTCCAGAAGCACATGGAGATTCAAAGGGCTAGGAAGAAAAGGGAAGCAGAGGAGAAGGCGGCAAAACTAAAGCGCAGGCAGGAGACAGCAATGTTCATCCTGTACACCTGCATCACCGTTGGGTTTGTTGCTTTCCTCATTGGCTTCGTTTACATCATCATGCAGGTATGAGTGAAGAGAAGATCAACCACAACACTTTGATCGACAAGGTCCTCGGGTATGTGGACTCTCCGTTCAAACTGTTCGCCATCGTGCTGATGGCCGTCTTCGCGTTCGTGGGGTACTTTGTCTGGCAGAACCAAGAGTTCTTGATCGGGGCCTACAAGGAACAAAGAAAGCTGCCCACGATTGCAGAGGACAGGGTGGAGGATGTAGCAGCGCATCTGTTTAAAAACACCGACGCTGCGGTGGTCGCCATCTTCAAGGTCAACCCCTTGTTTGGAACTCGTGTCCTGTACCGGGCCTACACCAAAGACGGCAGGGACAAGACCCATGAGGGGTTAGATGTCGGCCTCTTTACTGCCAACGCCGCAAACAACAGAGATGTCGTGGCGCTGATGGCAAGCGAGATTCCTTGCGGTGCGTACAAAACCGCGCAATCTGAGATCGGTTTGTGGTATATCGAACGAGGTGTCACCTACGGGTGCCGCATCAGCGTCCCACCAGAACAGGGTAAATTTGTAGGGCAGATTACGGTAGGCTGGAAAGAAGAGCCACCGGATGTTGACCAGTACCGCGTCCTTTTGCAAATCGCAGCAACTATGCTTTCAAGGAGCAAACAGTAATGGAATGGCTTAAACAGATCGCCCCCACTATCGCTACAGCGATGGGTGGCCCCTTGGCCGGTATGGCCGTTTCTGCAATCTCTAAGGCCATCGGTGTAGAGCCCGAGAAGGTCGGGGACATGATCTCCAACAACAAACTGACCGCCGAGCAGATCGCGCAGGTCAAGATCGCCGAGATCGAACTCCAAAAGCAAGCGCAGGAACTTGGCCTGAACTTTGAAAAGCTGTCGGTAGAAGACCGCAAATCCGCTCGGGAGATGCAGGCCACGACCCGCTCTATCGTGCCCCCGGCGCTGGCTGCAATTGTCACTGTCGGGTTCTTCGGCATCATGGTGATGATGCTGCTGGGCAAAGTGGACTCCAACAACCCCGCCATCCTGATGATGCTTGGTTCCCTCGGCACCGCGTGGACGGGCATCATCGCCTACTATTTTGGCTCCAGCGCAGGCTCCCAAGCCAAGACCGATCTTCTCTCTAAGGCACCAGCAATCAAATGAAAGAAAACTTCGACTCCGCTCTTGAAGCCATCCTCCACCACGAGGGTGGGTATGTAAATCATCCGGCTGACCCCGGCGGCATGACCAATCTAGGCGTGACAAAGCGCGTTTGGGAAGAATGGGTCGGCCACGAGGTGGACGAGAAGACCATGCGGGCGCTGACCCCTGAGATTGTTGGCCCCATGTACAAGGCCAAGTACTGGGACAAGATCAAGGGTGACGATCTCCCTGCCGGGGTGGACTACATCGTGTTTGATGCCGCTATTAACTCTGGCCCGGGCCGGGCGGCTAAGTGGCTACAGCAAACTGTGGGGGCGACTCCAGACGGGGCTATTGGCCCCGGCACGCTGGGCAAGGTGGCGGCTATGCCTGCGGACGATATTGTGGAAAAATACCAGCAAACCCGCTTGGAGTTTCTGCGGTCCCTGTCAACTTGGAACACCTTTGGTAAGGGGTGGGGTCGCCGGGTCCAAGAGGTCCAAGTCACTGCCGCCAAGATGACCGAGTCTGCGGCGTAAGGACGCACTCATGCCGTTGCAAAAACTCCAACTCAGGCCCGGTGTAAACCGTGAATCAACCTCGCTTGCCAATGAGGGCACTTGGTTTGAGATGGACAAGGTCCGGTTTCGTTCTGGCTACCCGGAAAAACTGGGTGGATGGGTGCGCGACACTGGCTCTGCCTCAACTCAAAATAATGCACTGGCTCCCCCTACAGGTTCTTTCTGGGGAGTCTGCCGGGCATTGTTTAACTGGGTCACCATCGCAGGCTTCAACCTGATGGGGGTTGGCACCAACCTCAAATACTACATCCAGCAGACGGCCAACGGCACCTTCTACGACGTCACCCCGATCCGGGCTACCGAGACGGTTGCTTCTAACGCTTTCACGACAGACGGCACTACCACAGTTCAAGTTAACGACATCGCGCATGGAGCGCAGGCGGGGGACTTCGTCACCATCTCCGGGGTGGCAAGTGCTGTAAACGGAATCCCAGCCGCAGACCTGAACAAAGAGTTTCAGATCGCGTCCGTCGTGAGTAACGATGCATACACGATTGTTGTGGCGACTGCCGCCACATCCTCCGGGACTACCGGCTCCGCCACCTTTGCCTACCAGATCACCACTGGTAGTGACGTTTACACGGTTGGTGTGGGCTGGGGTGCCGGTGGCTGGGGCGGTGTGACAACCGGATATACAGACACGGGGTGGGGTAGTCCTGCTGCCGCTGGCGTAGGCATCGGTAACCAACTGCGTTTGTGGAGCCAAGACAACTTTGGCGACTACCTCGTCATGAACCCCCGGGGCGGTGCGCTTTATCTGTGGGTGCCCGGACTCAATCCCTCCACCTACTACCGGGCGCAGATTCTGTCCCCCGCCAACACCAACACGCAGGACGGTTTTCAGTACTTCCTCACGGACTCAAGCTGCCCCACTGTTGTCAACATCGTTGCGACCTCCGACACGTCTCGGTTTGTGATTGCGTTTGGCTGTAACGCGGTCGGCTCTTCTACGCTTGACCCACTGCTGATCCGCTGGTCTGACCAAGAAAACTACGCGGTTTGGGCACCTGAGGCCACTAACCAAGCGGGCGGGTTCCGTTTAAATATCGGATCGTCCATCGTTGCTCAGTTGCAATCCCGGCAGGAAATTCTTGTCTGGACTGACGCAGCCGTGTACTCCATGCAGTACCTTGGCCCACCGTATGTGTGGAACCTCCAGATTCTTGGAGACAACATCTCTATTGCGGGGCCAAATGCTGTTTCCACAGCATCCAACATCACGTATTGGATGGGAACGGACAAGTTCTACAGGTACTCGGGCCGGGTAGAAACCCTCTACTGCCCTCTGCGGCAGTACATCTTCGGGGACATTAACCTGTCCCAGCGGTATCAGTTCTTCTGCAACACCAACGAGAACTACAACGAAATCTGGTGGTTCTACTGCTCGTCGGGGTCGGACTTGATCGACCGCTACGTCATCTTTAACTATGTAGAGCAGACGTGGGCCTACGGCAATCTGGCACGCACCGCTTGGCTGGATACTCCTTTGCGGGACAAACCAACGGCAGCTACCTATGGGAACATCCTTGTCTACCATGAGAACGGGACGGATGACGGCTCGACCAACCCGCCTAGCCCGATTGTTTCCTACGTGCAGTCTGCCGACTTCAACATCGGTGACGGGCACAACTACGGGTATGTGTGGCGGATGATCCCCGACATCACGTTTGATGGCTCTAACGTCAATACTCCTTCCGTGACGTTCACCATGAAGCCGCGCCAGAACCCGGGCGCTAACTACTCGACCTCTGCTGCGGCTGGAGTCACTAGCACGCAGAACTACCAAGCGCAGCGCAACTACATCGTCCAACAGTTCACCCAGATCATTTACACGAGAATACGTGGGCGGCAGATGGCGTTCCGGGTCGGCTCCGATGGCCTCGGTGTAAATTGGCAGCTTGGCGTTCCGGCAATTGATGTGCGGCCTGACGGTCGGAGATAAGCGTGGCAGCGCCTATTTTTCGTACCCAGCCGCTTATTGCGCCTGAACCGCCGCGCCTTGCGGCAGCGCCTATTGCCTACGAAGCCACATATCAGGACCAGTCTAATGACATCCTGCGTCTGTACTTCAACCGTCTCAAGAACTTCCTACAGTTGTTCTCGACCAATACGGGTGGGTCGCTGCTTCAGTTCCCAAGTGCTTCGTTTCAAGACAACACCAGCCAGAACGGCTCGGTGACCTATCAATCACCCCTGTCCTTCACGCAGATCGACTACTCCAATGCGTTTACATTGAATGATCAAGTTGCCAACTTCACAGGTTCACGGGCACTGACCACGCTCACCGTTTCTGCGATGTCGTCCGGATACATCTACCCCGGCATGCACATCACTGGCGCGGGGTGGGCAAGTGCGGTAGTCACTGCAAGTATCGGCACGGTATCCGGCACGAATAACGTCATGACGGTGACCGCAGTATCTTCGGGCACCTTGACTGTTGGTCAGTATCTTGTGGATGGCACGGGCTTAGCCACCGGCGCTCGGATTGCTCAGCTTATCTCTGGCACCGGTGGCGTGGGTACTTATCTGATCAATGTGCCAGATAACTCGGCAGTGACTCTTGCTTCCACGACGATCACGGCATACGGAACCAGCATAAAAGATCAGCTTACCGGCACGGCTGGCGGAGTTGGCACCTATTCGGTCAGCACATCGGGGACGATTGCCAGCGCACCTCTTGAAGGCCGAGCTAGTTCCAAGATCACCGCCACCGTTGCAGGCACCTACAACATCCAGTGGTCCGGGCAGTTCTCAAACCTAAGCAACGCTTCCGAAACGGCGTATGTCTGGATCAGGATCAACGGGGTAGATTTGGCTGGTTCTGCCGGGCGCATCGGTTTGTTGCAACGCAAAAGCGCAGGCGTAGCCAACGACATGATTGTAGGCTGGAATTACTATATCAACCTGAATGCAGGGGACTACGTAGAACTGTTCTGGCTGACATCAAATGCCACCGATGTGACCATCAAAACATACCCCCAAAACACCAGCCCAGCTTTCCCAGCGACGGCCTCTGTCATCGCCACTATTGGGTTTGTCTCGGCGCTATACCCATGATACTATCCACTAACCCTTCTTCCGTGAGGCCCCAATGAGCCTGCAACTTGCTGCACAACACCTTGCATCTAGGGGCAGAGGCCCTGACACGATGCTCGTCCATATGGCCCCGAGCGAGGTGCGAAGCCTCCAAGCGGTAGCGATGGCCCATGGTGGATCACTAACCCTCAACCCCGACACCGGCCTGCCCGAAGCGGGCTTTCTGTCGTCCATCCTACCGATGATTGCGGGTGTGGGCTTGACGGCGCTATCTGGTGGTACGCTTTCTCCAATGATGGCGGGGCTTATCACCGGCGGAGTTACCGGCGCTGCAACCGGTAGCCTGAAGAAAGGTCTGATGGCCGGTCTTGGTGCTTATGGTGGCGCTGGTATCGGCGGGGCTCTGGCGGGTGTGGGCGCAACCCAAGCAGGTAATGCTGCTGCGACTGAGCTGGCTGGCACGAATGCAAACCTTATGAGCCAACTTGGTGAAGGCGCAAACGCCAAAGATATTCTGTTGGCACGGGGGGCTCAGTCTGCGGGGCCTGCCATGCAAGCATTGAATGCGAACCCGGTGCAGATGTCCATGACGGACAAGATGATGGCGGGCGTCAAGGGGCTTGGGGATGAGGCTGGGCGCGATGCGTTCATGCAGAACATTGGCGGCGCTAAAGGACTGTTTAAATCGGGCTTCTCGGCGCTATCGCCTGTGATGATGGCGCAAGCCGGGCAAAGCGCTCAGCGTCCGGATGATCCCCCAAATCGGTTTGAGTTTGATGCTGGCGCTACGGGTGCTATTCAACGCCCGGGGGCTGGTGAGGTTAGCTACTTCAGGCCGCGCCTGCGTCAACTGGCTGAAGGTGGCAGCACGGGTATGACGGGGGAGTCTGATGAGTATTACCGTTACCTGATGGGTCTTGCCCCCATGCCTGCGGCCTATGTGGCACCTGTCGCTGCTCCCGCCGCGACTCAAGCTGATACTGCCCCGCTGACTGCCACCAACCCGATGGCTGCACGCCGTGATGTCAATTACTCTGACCCCGGAAGCATGGCGTTTGACGATCCCAACAACCCGCAGAATCCTAACAGTTGGGGCAACCTAACGCCTCTGGAGAAGGCTCAGTTCTATTCCATAAATCCGGGACTGCAAAAGACTTCAAACTTTTTGCAAGATGTTTTTGGCCGCACCGCCCTTGGAGCTATTCAAAATTATTTTGTTCCGGGGTATGTTCAGCAGGAAAAAGATATTGTTAGTGGGAAAATGCTAAATGACTACATGCAGCAGTACGATTACTTTGGTAACCCATTGACAATCCCAGATATTGAAGCCGCGATGGCTAACGCCATTGAGGCGCAATACAATGGCGCGGACAACGATGATGCAGCCATGGGCGCTGCAATTGCTGACGCTATTAGCAGCTACGGCTCAGAGGGCGAAACTGCCCCCGGCGGGTCTTCGTTTGGAAGTGATATTGGTTACGATAGTGGAGACACTGGAGGCGGCAACACTGTTGGTGATGACGTTGGCATCAAGCGTGGCGGTCTGACTGCGCTTGCAGCTTTTGCCCAAGGCGGATACAACCTTGGCGACTACTCCGATGGCGGCAGGCTCCTTCGTGGCCCCGGTGATGGTGTGAGTGATTCCATCCCTGCGTCTATTGGCAACAAGCGTCCTGCCCGGCTGGCTGATGGTGAGTTTGTTGTGCCGGCCCGCATCGTGTCTGAGTTGGGTAACGGCTCCACAGAAGCTGGCGCTCGTAAGCTCTACGCCATGATGGACCGTGTCCAGAAAACCCGAGGCAAGACTACCGGTAAAGGCAGGGTGGCGGTTAACAGCCGCTCGGATAGATACCTGCCTGCATGAAGATAGACATTGTTCCCGTAAGCCAACTGCTCAGCGTCCTTCCGACGCTGATGCCTTATCTGGAGGAGTCTGCCAGATGGACGCGGGGACGAGCTATCACAGAAGACATCTTTCGCTTTCTGCTCAACGGGCAGATGCTGCTGCTAGTCGTACACGATAAAGGTACGGTATACGGGCATGTGATTTGTGAGGTCAAGTCCTACCCCCAGTGCAAGATGCTGACTGTTCAGTACTGCGCCGGGGAACCAAACCACATGCAATTTATTGAGGACGAGATGTACGCTCTGTTGGACAATCTAGCCAAGGAAACGGGCGCTGTGGGCATAGAGTTTGTTGGCCGTCCCGGCTGGAAGAAGTCTGCCGAGAGCCATGGCTACGAAGTGCAGAGCGTTACATACCAGAAGTTTTTCAAAGAGGTTTGATATGGACTTGCTCCGCTTTAAACAAAAACTGTTGCCCTTGGGCAACCCGCAAGACTCCGGCGGGGGTGGCGGTACTCAGACCTCTATTCAAGACCTTCCGGATTGGGCAAAGGGCACGGCAAAGAACGTGCTTGGTGCCGCAGAGAGTACGGTTTTCCGAACAGACCCCACCAGCGGCAAGATCACGGGGTTCCAGCCGTATCAGCAGTATGGTGGAGAGCGCACGGCGCAGTTCACCCCGTTGCAGCAGCAAGCGTACGGCAATGCGTATGGCATGGACGCAGGCCCCCAAGGGTTTGCGCAAAACGTCGGCCAGTACATGTCGCCGTACCAGCAGAACGTCATTGACCGGGAGAAGATGGAGGCTGCTCGTGCCTCTCAGTTGCTAGGTCAGCAACAACAAGCGCAGGCTACGCAAGCGGGTGCGTTTGGCGGGTATCGGGAAGGTATCCAACGGGCAGAGCGTGAGCGGGGTCTTCGTTCTCAGTTGCAGGACATTCAGGCCCGTGGCTCTCAGGCAGCGTATGACCGCGCTGCGGATCAGTTCCGTCAGGGTATCACCCAACAGATGGCTGTGGGTCAGCAGCAGGCGCAGTTCGGTACGCAGCAACAAGGGCAAATTCAGAAGGCGCTGGATACGGCGTATCAAGACTTCGTCAACCAGCAGAAGTACCCGCAGCAGCAAATTGGATATCTTTCTGATATCTTGCGCGGCACTCCGATGGGCGGCACTAGCACCATGTATAGCCCGGGCCCCAGCATGGCACAAACGCTTGGCTCTTTGGGTGTGGGAGCCTACGGCCTTAGCAAGTTGGGGCTGTTTGCCGAGGGCGGTAGCGTCACTAGCGATCAAAACGTCGAAGGTATTTTGGACGACCTGAGTGATGCGCAACTCCGGCAGTCTAGGCAGATTGCTGTGGCAAACGGCGACAGGGCTCGTGTACAGATGATTGACGACGAGCTTGCGCAGAGAGCGTCGGAGAAGAACGGGATGAGCGCCGCGTTCAACTCGCTACCGCAGGATCAGCAGGCAGGTGTGATATCCGCCGCTGGTGGTGGGATTCTTGCGTTTGCTGAACGAGGGTTAGTTAATAAAGACGAAGGAAACGATGAGGCGGCTGGGCAGCAAGACGCATCGGAAGACACATCGGAAGGCAGCCCTGCGGACTTCCAATACTTCCTTAACCGGGGTAAAAAGCTGTTTGCCGAAATGGATAAGGTCCCCGAGTACAAGGCTATGACCGCTGCGGATCAGGCGAAGGCTCGCGCTGCTTACATGAAAGAAGTACAAGAAGGCGTGGGGGAAAGCCCGTATGCAAAACGACTTGCAGGCATTAACGCCGAGCGTGCCGCGCTAAGTGGAAACTTAGAGCAGGCCAAAGGTATCGGTGCGCTTAGAGCTGCCGCTGCAATGCTCCAAGGGCGTGGGTTTATGCGGGGTCTTGGCAACGCCGGGGAAGCATTTGCAGGCACGTACGAAAAGGCGGAAGCCGCTAATCGCGCTGAAAACCGTGCTCTTAAGGACATGGAGTTCAACCTATTGGACGCGCAGCGTAAAGAGCGTATGGGCCTCAACAAAGAAGCCTCTGCTGCTATGCGCGAAGTTGAACGCGACAGAGCTGCCGCCGCTAGATATAGGAAAGACGCACTGACTGCTCAAGCCAACCTTGCTCGGGGCATGGCCGCCGCCGCTAAACCGAGTCGCCCTGCTGGCTCAGGTGCGGCACCAAAAGTTCCCGAGCGGCTTGCGGACGCTTTGGAAGCGTACAAAAAGAACCCCACTCCCGAAAACGCTGATCGAGTTACAGCATTGGAGAGGGCTGCGGCGCTTACTCGTAGTACGTTCTCGACTTCAGAAGTGGGCCCGACCCGCGCTGGCTTGATGGACAAAGCTACGGATGCTGGCACCGAGGCCAAAATTCTTAAGTTTGTTGACGATAACCTGATGACGGATAAAGCCTATAGAAATGCTGTCCGCATGCCCGAAGGTCCGGAAAGAGATCGAGCAATCGTAACGGCTATTCAAGGGCTGAGGGCTCAAGCTCTGACAAGTATTGGTAGGGAAGGGACCCCTGCTCCTGCTCCTGCTCCTGCTCCTGCTCCTGCTCCTGCTCCTGCTCCTGCTCCTGCTCCTGCTCCTGCTCCTGCCCCTGCCCCTGCCGCTGCTCCT